GGAGGTAGGTCTAGGCACTCGTCTTTGGTGTACCTAATAGCGGGTTGCAGCACTTGGTACACTGTTTCGGTTGCGTCTGGTTTTGGTACCCACCTAAAATTGGTTACCTTGGTCATCACACGATCTCTAAAGGCTCCCGCAAACCTAGGAACGGCAGTGGGGTTGACCAACCTCGCTAGCCCAAAAGCATCCACCGGACTTTGTGCAGCGGGGGTTCCTGTCATCATCCATAGCCACGGTTCTGCAGCCATCAACCGTTTAAGCGCCTTCCATCGTTTAGTCTGCGCGTTCTTGTAGTGGGTTGCCTCATCTACAATGATCAGGTCAAACCCCCCTTTCACTATGGCATCTTCTATTATATGCACACCGTCATAGTTGACCACTACGTACTCAGCACCACTCTCTATAACTTCGGTTCGCTTCTTCTTAGAACCATATGCCACGCCTACCTTACGGTGCATGGCAAAGGTAAACAGGTCGTTACGCCAAGCCGAATCCATAATAGATAGAGGGCATATCACGAGGACTCTGCGTATAGCCCCCACGTTCATTAGATAATCTGATGCCCAGATAGCACTCGCGGTCTTACCTGTACCCTGCTCGTTGAAGCAGAAAGCACGTTTGTGCATGGTGAGGAAGGCAGCGGTAGTCTTCTGATGGTCGAACGGGGCGTGCTTACCTGTCCACGTGTACTTACCCTCGATAGGTGACGGGACTTTTATATTAAGGTTCTTCAGGACGTGGGCTTCATCAATACCCCACTTAACGATGACTTGATTATTAGGTAGTATTTGGCTTCTTGGTATAACAGCCGTTACTTTTGCAGGGTGGCGCAGTCGTAGCAGCACCGCTTTGTTATCAACGATTTGCATATTTTCTCTCTTTTAATTCGCAACGCGTTGACGTGTTATGTGTATGGTATACATAGGGGTCTTTTACGTGTTTATCATAAACGGGTATTGTTAAGTCTTTCAATGCCTGTATAACTTTTGGTTTTTTCGAGTCTCCCCCAAAAAATAGTTTTGGGTTAGCATCCTCATCTAAATCAGATTCCTCTATATGTACAGTCAAGTCATCCATATAGAATTCTGTAGCCCCACGCAAATGAGTCTTCACTGTACTAAAACTTCGTTTACGTAGAACAAAATATTCAAATTTTTGCCATAAAGTTTTTGGCTTCTTCTCCCTGTAATGTGATTTAACAAAATGCGCTATAGGGGAAAGCCTACCTGTTGGAGTAGGTTTTTTGTTTTCTCTATTACGAAACAATTTTTTAGCGACATCTAACCGGAAAGAGAAGCGTACCTGCCCTCTGTACCCTTCTCGTTTAGCGAACTGTATCTCCCACCCATATGCCACGTTGGTGTACATATTAAACACTGCTACAACGATCTGGATTAAACTCCAATGGTTATCAACGAGTTGCTCATCGGCGTGTAAATACCTCTCTGTGTTGTCCCATACTTCCCCGTAATCAAGCACATGTTGGGTAGGGACTCTATGGTTTCCTTTCCCCAGATACGTTACAGCCTCAGAAATTACTTTAGCTGGAGTTACTACCCCATGTTCATCTACGTTAACTATGTATTCGCGCCCACGAGCATAAGTATTTTTATGGTTCCCATAGCGGGAGAGCACATAATACCAACCGCTCCCTTGGGGTAATATGCAGGTGGGGCGCGTTGCACAACGCATGAGTGTATATAAGGTTAGCACTCTGTCTTTATGGTTTTCGCGGAATGCGACCATTGCAAATTTGGGGGGTTCGGTGCCATAAATAATGTTCACCTTCATCCCATCAAGTGTTACCGTACTATCCCCAGTAACCACTGGACACACTGGCCCCGGTGCAACCATCATTCTTCTAAGGTCTACCGCATCTTTTTTACTGAATGCTCTGTTAGGCTTCATCTTTCTTACAGCCTTAGTTGTTACATCTAGTATTATTTCCGCTTCCTCCTTCATTGCTTCTATATCATAAGTTTCTGATATTGGAGTGTGTATCATCTTTGTCTCTCTATATATTAATTCGCAACGTATAAACGTGTTAGCCCTGCTTCGCCAACAGATAGGGCTAGGTCTGCACTTACCAATCAATTCGTGTTAGTAGTTACTTCTTCTTTGCGTAGTTACGGCTACGGTTCTTCGCTCTACTCTCAATCGTCACGCCGTCCTTATTTTTGCCCCCCTTACTCAGCGCTTTTTTGTGACTGACATCCTTCCCCTCTCGCTTGTCGGCCTTACCGTTCTTGTTCTTATCACCCCCGGTTTTCTTTGCCTCAGCATCCATCTTCTGCCTAGCGCGTTGGCGTTCCATCCTTGCTGTAAACTCTTTACTACCTACTGGCTTGTTCGTTTGTTTCTTTCGATCTTCTTTGTTTTTATATGGCATTAGTTTCTCCCGTTATGTTCACATTCAAGTACTATGCAGTGCGCCTTGCAAAGGCCAGAGGGGTTGGGGTTCCAGACATCCTTCGCAAACGCGGTTTCCATCTTCGCATACCCACCTAACCACTTTCCCCACAGGTGCCCTTGGTCAAGATTCACGTAACTATCCTTCACTAACTCGTTTGAGACTACAAACAATAACCCCCCACGAACGGTTTTGATATTGGGGAAGAACTTAAAGACAGCCAAGGCCATCAACTCAAGCTGCCCTTTATCAGCATACCTAGCACTCTTCCCTGTCTTGTAGTCAATGACCCATGCAAGGTCTTTCTCTTCATCAATGATCACTAAGTCAGCAATCCCCCGCCACCACACATCATCTGCAAAGAAGTCACAGGGTTCTAGGTTCTCGGTCAAACCCATTTTGAACTCGCATAACTTATCCCCCTGCTTGGCGTTGAGGTTATCCAATGCCTCTTTTGCGTAGGCAAACTGGGGTGGCATAGGGGTCTCATCCCGTATGTACTCTTCTGCTGCTTCGTGAAACGCGGTGCCATAGAGCATCGCTGTTGTCTCACTTTCTTTGTATGTCTTAAGAACCTTAAGGTGTTGGAACTGCCTAGCGCACTGTTCAAACGACTTTATTTTACTGAACGACCACGGGGCTATACTCATTCTTCTCCATCCCTCCCAGTTACAAACTCATAAGCGTCTGTCAGTGTTTGAATTACATCTGGTAACTCGTCTACATCAAACGTCACAGTGTCAACTCGTGGGGGGTCACCCCCGTAATCACACTGGGTAATCACTACTATTATTTTGTTCCGTACCTTAAGCACCCCCACATCACTAGTAGTAATAACTTCTTCATCTGAGTACTGGTGTGGGGGTAACCTAACAGTACTTACAAGCCTACGTTCCGCGTACTCCGCTTTACGTTTTAAGAAGTCGATAACCTCTGCCTTAGCACGGTGTTCAACTGGACGCTTCTGACTCATTCGCAGTCTCCATAAGATAACCCTATACCTGATTCACAGTCGATAGGTAAGCCTTCAGCCCATACAGGTAACCAACGCATACACTCCTCCATGTATGCACGAGCTTCCTCTCCCTGTTCCGCCGGAACGCAACACGCAACAGAGTCATGTACTGTTAACACCACCTTATACCGATCACTAATTTTTAGCATCTGCTCCGCGATAATACATCGGGCGATAGCTTGGCACACATTCTCTATCAGCTTGCCACCGTAGATCCTTGTTCGGCCTTTACGTGTTTTATAGGTGTACTCGGGGCGCTCACCCTCATCCTCGGCTGGGGTACACGTTAGATCGTCATACCTCATAAGCAAACCAGAGGGTAACTCGATAGCAGATAGCTCAGGACGTACCTTCAGTACACCCTCTCGCCCTAGTGTAGTAAGGTTACTGTCTGTTAGGTTCTCAATAGTAAAGGCCGCATCGTTCCATAAACGCACTATGTGGTGATACTTATCACGGTAGACGCTAATAACTCTACGGGCTTCCTTAATGTCCATCTCAAAATCGAAAGTCTTAAGCTGCTCCACGAACCGGACAGCCCCCATGCCATAACCTGCCCCCAGTATCGTAGTCTTACCGACAAACCGTTGGGGTTTTGTTACTGCATCTTCATCCTCACCGCCGTAGATTATAACTGCCATCTTCCTATAGACATCCTTACCCTCGGCAAACGCTTGGACTAAGTCGTCCTGCCCTGCCAACCACGCAAGTACCCTCGCCTCAATCTGACTAGAGTCGCAATCTATCACTACGTACCCACGTGGGGCGACCATACTACGCTTTAACTTCTTACCATTTGCCCCTCGGCTAGGTAAGTTTTGTAGGTTGATCTTGTCATCGCCTCCGAACCTACCCGTGTGGGCAGCGTAGTACTTTATAGGTACAGGGAGCCACGGCTTACCCTGCTCCCCACGCCCCGCGATATCAATAAACCTCTGAGTACGTGTCTCTTCAAGCGTAGACTTGTTACCTAGTCGTGCATGGGCAAGCATATGCACCATGATGTTTTCATGATCCAGTAAGTCTATAAACCCCTGATCTGTTTTAGCAAACGCAAACGTCTCTTTCCCCGTTGTCGGACTAACCTTCGTCGGAGGCTTAACCCCTAGACCTTCAAGTAACGCAGCGAACTTATCCCCAGACATAAGGTCTTTCTTGGTGACCCCAGCATCTAAGATTAGCTGCTCTTTAAGGTTTCTGGTGTCCGCAATATGCTCTTCCAACAGTGACACATCTAGCTCAAGTATGGGTTCGATGAACATTCGTAGGGTCAGGTCTATAATCTTTAGTTCAGTACGAGGAAACGTGTTTGCCATAAGTCCGAACAGTTCATACGTTAACTCAACATCATTAATGCAGTAGTCGCCGTACAGGTCTAACGCTTCCTCAGTAAAATCACAACGATGTACCCCTATAGCATCGGCAACTGCTGTTCCTTTCGCTCCAATGTTGTATCGAGTAGCGAGTGCCTTAAGACTGCCTCCAACTTCCACGCCGTGTAAAGCCCTAGCAATACAAAGAGTGTCGAAGTAAACGTGAGGACGAATATCATAAATCCAATTGAGTATAGCACCGTCAAACATAGTGTTATGGCATAGTAGAGAACTCTCTTCCCAAGCGAAACCATCTAGGTATTCCTTCATCTGTCCGTGAGTGCCACTCGCCCACTCGGTTGGGCCATTGTTTACCTTGACCCCTACACCGATAACCTCAAAATCTAATGACCGAACGTACTCCTCAACTGTTAACTTTCGTAGTGAGAACTTACTATCGTAGTAAGTCTCAAAGTCTAGTGTGATTATGTCGATGTGCTTATCTCCCCACCACATGCGAGGTACCCACAAGCGTCTATCCAGTTGTCCCTGTTGCTCGGATTCTCATCGAGCCTTGCGATCTTCAGCATGGTCATCATTATGGCAACGTCTTTTGAGCTTATGTCCCTGTTAAGGTACACGCCCCAGTAAGCAGCGATCCTGCTGAAACTATCTTCAGGCTCCCCGTGGGTAGCTTGTCGGTCTCGGGTCACATACATTTTTGCCGTATCTAAGATTAACGCTCGATCAGACCTGATAGGTAGATCTTCTTCCACCCAAGCCTTACTTTCTTCGTTCATCATACTTCTCCAATGGTATCTAAATTAGTGCTGGTTTTTAGTGAGGACATCAGAGCCAGCGTGATGCATTTCGGGGAACAACCCCCTCCTCTATAAGGTCGGCCTCTGAGTGGGTGCGGGAGTTATGGGGTATCGTATCTGACTTTTAATGTTGGCCTTGAACTTAGCCCCGCCAGTTACAAACACGTACCTATGCTTCCTTGGTCTGGGGGCTAAATAAAAATCGTCCCCATACTTAACCCTTGCAGCTTGCGCTCTGTTTTTTACACCCCTGAACTCGTCTGATATGGTTTGCCCGTGGAGATGCTCTCGACCTTTAATCTTCCAATCGGTTCGTTTCGCGCTAAGTCCACAATAAAGAAAGTTAGCTGCCTGATACACAGTACCCACGTGCCCTTGAGAAGTATCAGCAAAACTTACTATTATCTTACCTCGCGGGAGGAGCCTTAAAGACCGACCGACTAGCATA